TCTCCAATTGTTTGAACAATAGATCCTGTTCCACCTTCGGCTAGCGGTATACCAGATCTACTAGTAGATGCTGCGAGCGAAACTAATGCAGCTGCATTAACAGTATTTGATGATAAAATAGAAACACTAAAGTCAGTAGTATATCCTAAACCAAATTTAATAAACTCTGCATATTTAATACCATTATTGTCATCAACTCCAGTAACTTTTAATAAAGCACCAGTTCCAGTTCCAGATTTAACTTCAAACACCTGACCAATACGGAAGTTTTTTCCTGCCTGTGTAATTTTTGGTGTTTGAGTTGCAGGTAAAATAGTAGCTTGAAATGTATCTTTATATTTAATTTTATCTGTTGGTTTTAAAATACCAAAGAATTTTTTATCTAAAAAGAATTCATAGATGTTACCACCAAGAGCAACAATTCGATCTACTTCACCAACTAGGTCTTCTTTTCTATCAACAAGAACTCTGATTAGTCTCGTTGCTGTCTGAATGTCTACTAGTTTACCAACAATATCTTGAGGTTGACCAAAATCAACTTTAGCAAAAACAGAAATTTCTTGATTCCATCTACCGTCAGAAGCACGAAGCATCTGAGTACCTGGATATGTTAATTCTACTTTTTTACCAAATAATAATCTAAACAAAAGTTTATATGAAGACTCAGAACCTTTTGCAAGATATTGATCTTTAATTTTAGTTAATATAAATCTTTCATCACCTTGAATGGCTGGAAGATTATGTGCTAGTTCTCTTTTAAACTCAACAATAAACTGTTCGAGGGTTTGATCAATATCTTTAACTGCTGTAAGATCTACTCCTTGATCTTGTAAATACTTATAGTATGCTTCTACAAAAGCAACAAATGTTGGGTAGTCTTCCCTGATGAACTCAGGGATCTGTCTAGATACAACAGATGATAATTTGGTTCTTGACATTATGATCTAATTGAGTTGAACTGATAATTGTAACCAGCACCGAGATCGCCATTTGCAGTATTATCTGCGATGGCAGTAACATCCAATAGGGTTGGATCGATTTGTACAATTTGGTTTAGAGCAGAAACAATGTCATATGATTCTGGTTTAACTTGCCATTCAAAAAATGCACCTTCTAAAGATACAATATTTAAAGCACGAACTAATATTAAACCTAGTTCGTAGTTAATAGTTCCTTGAGTTCTATTCACAAACACTTTATCTAAATTTGAATTTAGATAGTATAAACGAATGTTACCCACAGAATCATCATCAAGATAGTGAACTTGAGTGCTACCTGGAATATAGAATCCAGTTGAAGCAAAAACCTCACCTTGTTTACCACCATCTTGAGAAATAGGGTTAATTAAATTAAGAACATATTGAGCATTAACACCGTATTGTGGTGTGTGAGGATGACGAACCATTAAACGAGTAATGTTATTTACAATCGAAGGATCTGCTTGATCGATAATGCCTGTTAGTTTAGTATAACGAAGAACACCATCAAACTTTTGTAGTTCATTTGTGTCATAAGCAAGGATAGCATTCTTAACAATAGTTTCAATCTGTGATGCAGTTTTACCAGTTTCTTTAGGATTATAGTGGACGAATGATGTCACTTTAATATTAAAATATTCAGGATCAACAATTTCTGGAGTAATAGAAACAACACTTCTTGGAGTAAGAATCTCATTCGCTATTGTTTCTTTTTGTTGATTAGTTAATTTGGTGGCATCTTTTGGTTTAATACAAATGTATGTCTTACCATAAACTGGAGGATTATTATCTTCGCCACCCCAAACTGATACTGTTTGTGCAGCAGGGAATTTACTATAAATTAATGCTTTGTAGTCGTCAGGTGTAACAGCACGATTTTGTGCAGCAAATAATCTTGGTGCATTAAATTTAATTGAATCTAGATCTTCTGAAGCAGAACCATTTATCGCAGGGCTAACAGTAGTCACTGAAAGATTACTACCCAGTACAGATGAACCATTATATGTAAAAATGTTTGCAGAATTCGGTTCTTCTAAACTAGAAACGAAATAATTGATTGTCACTACATTACCATTACTCACAGCAGTTCCAAGAACTCCATTACCAAAAGTGATCTCATAAAGACCATCATCAATTTCTTTTAAGAAATATACTTTTGTGGTTTCTGTGACTGCTGTTAAATCTTCTGCTCTTGTAAATGTTTCATATATGTCTGAAGTTGAAGATGATTGAACTTGAATAGACAAAGTAGAAATATCAATATTTGCATTTGGTATAATATAACGAACACCAGTTGCCACAGTATATTTAAATGATAGCGGAGTACCTTCAACGAGTGTTAAGTTGGAAAAGGTGTAACTACCAGCAGTGCTTCTTGCGGTAGTGACATCTTCTAAATTATAGAAAACATAAGACACACCATCAATAGAAGTTAAGAATGGTTGTTGCGCATTTAATGTTGCAACAGCTGGGCTGGAAGTTGGAGCAGCGATGCTTGCATTAACAATGGCTCTTGCGCATACTGCAGATCTTGGAGTATAACCAAGCATCTTTGAAAGAGAAACTACAGACGCTCTCTTGCTGGCAGAATCAAGGAACATTTCATTAACAGCAAGGTTAGTATAAACACCATTGTAGTGAGTGTTATATGCTAGTAAATCTATAAGAACAGAAAGACCAGATCCCTCAAAGTCATAATCTGAAAATTCAGCTTGTGCCTTTAGGAATGTTTTAAGATTAGTTTTAATGGTATCAAAGTCTAACTCTGATACCTTCATTCTTTTACTGTTTGTTGTGATTGCCATTTATCGTGTTCTCTCTAACGCTAATTCGAGAGTTATTGGTCTCTCGGTGTTTACTATTGTAAATTCTAAAGTTACATAAACTTCATTTGCATCGGAATAATCGTCCACCCTAACATCAATAATATTAACTCGTGGTTCAAAGTTATTAATCACATCGATGACTGCTCGCTGAAGCATAACATTAAACATTGGTCCAGGTAGATCGAACAGCAACTGTCTAATTGGAGAACCAATTTCACTATGAAATGGTCTCTCAAAATTTCGGGTCAATAACAAATTCTTAACGGACTGCTTAATAGCATCATCGTCATATCGGCGAGTTATATCCTTCGTCACTGGATGCTTAGTGAAGGTAAGGTCTAAATCCGAGAATATTCTTGTGTTTCGTGCCATATCGTTTATTTAGGTTATTCTATGAAAGTGTTAAATCCAGTGCCACCAACTTTGTCTCCGTCAGCAACTGGATCTCCATATCTTGCTACCTTTTTACCCTCAAAGAAAGTTTTAGAAGAACCATCTATAATTTCTCGTTGTGCACCTGTATGAGTTGATAAACCAACAGTATGGGGTTCATATTGATCTCCAACTAATGCTATTTTCATCCCCTGCACAAAAGTCTTAACTGCTTGATTCTTGTAAGTTAAAGGAGTAGCTGCACCATCTATGCCTTGCGATAAATCTCCCTGTTTAGCGAATCCACCCATTATGCTGCCTTTGGAGGAATAGTGTCTAACAATACGAATCCAGAAGGAATACCCTTAGAATCTCGTTTATAAACTTTATCATTTACCATGGTAAATGCTTGTTTTCTTCCACCCTTTGATTTAAAGGACACATGGATCCAACATGATTCTGGGAAACGATACTCTAAAATTAACTGGTCGTATGGAAGGATCTTTTCAAGTTGTTGAGCAAACTCGTATGTTTTGCCATATTTGTCTGGAAGCATAATACCAATATCCAGTGCCTGTCCTTTACAGTGGTCTGATGTTGGTGACTCATTGGCTACAACACCCTTTAGACGATAACCTGAATTAATCTTCCACTGTTTCTTATATCCACCAATACCACCTGGAAGAACATTTACTGCTGGCTCAAGAAGATTCTGACATGTTAAAGCCAGATTACATACAATTTCCTGAGCCTTGTATAATCTTTCTGGTGCATCTTTACTATCTTTAAGCATTTGGTCAACAAGTTTATGTTTACCACCAACACCACCATCCATTAACATTCCAAGAGTAAAGTTCTGTGACATTCTAAAGTCATTTGTAAACTCTTTAGATGCGTATATAATATCGCAACTAACTGGAACTGTCGTGGTAGAACCACCTGATGGTTTTGGTGCTTCTTCTGTGGCAACTGGTATTGGAGCACCAATAACACCTTCTTTTCTACTAGTCTCTGCAGATGCTGCACGACCTTCTGGTGTATCAAAGTCATCTGGAGTTTCAGCAACAGTTTTTTCTTCGAACTGTCTTTCTGGAGGAATAGCAAAAGGAACAACTGGAGATATTGGATTACCCACTGGTGGAGGAGTTAAGTCTACCTCAGGTGTAACAATAGTTTCGCTACCAGCTGCACCATTACCAAATTGACCTTCAGCATAATCTGCGGATAATGTTCCACCTGCAAGGATATCCATACTACCACTTGATTGAAGATTAACTGTGGCACCAAATAGATTAAATCCTTCATCTGCAGCAACTGAAACTGCAGAACCATTTATAGCATAATTAGTGTCTGCTCTTTGGTTAATATTTGCAGCTTGAATATCAAAGTCACCAACTGCTTTAATGAGGATGTCGCCACCAGCAGACATGTAGATGTCATTGGCAACACCAATGTCTAAATTTTGTCCAACAGTAAGGGTAGCATTTTGTTCAACTTGAATATTGGCATCTGTTCGAGCATAGATATTTGCATTACCACTTACGGTAATGTTTAATTCACCAGCTACTGATAAACAACCATTTCTTTCCATGACAACAAAGTTATCACCGACGATGTAATTAACTTGTGTTCCATTTGGATCAATTTCACTAAATGTGCCTGATCTATGATAAGTGTTTATTCTTTCATATCCAGGAGTGTCATCAAATTCTTGTAGGTGTCCAGATTCCGTTTCAAGCACTTTGTTAAATGGATACTTCGCTCCATATGGTGCTTCTGGTTGATCCCATGTTCCATTGTCAAGTGCTTTTGGTACACCCAACTTACGGATGGCATCTTTCTTTTTAATAACTGTACCTTCAATAATACCACGAGCAAGACGATTTGTATCTGGCTCTCCAATGTATTCCTTTAGAGGATACTTGTTATTTGGATCTCTAAATCCAGTGGTTCCAGAACCACTACTGATAGATTCAGGAGATGGTTGTGGTGTTGTAACAATACCTACTGGTGGTTTATCTGGAATTGGTGGATTCG